GATGCCGAAGGCTACGGGCCGGCAAACCTGATGCACCGGCTTGAGGAAGGTATCCCGTCAGAGTATGGCTACACGGCTGGAGCATTCGCTGCGCTAAAGGCCGCTCAGGCTGATGAGATTGCAGCAGCCGTGGCCTTCGAGCGCGAGCGGTGCGCTGCACTGTGCGAGATGTGGAATACCTCACCGGGGTCAAGTCTGGCGAAGGAGATTCGCGGCGGAGCCGAAGCGGGAAAGCCCCAGGCCGAGCCGGTGGCCGACGAACTCGGCTGGCTGATTGAGATGAGGCCGTCCGAGAACTTATTGTGGTGGGATGGTGGCTTCGATGTTTCTGACGACTACCCGTCCAAGCGCCTATTCGCGCGAATGGTGAACGACGTCAACAAGGCAGTACGGTTCTCCCGCCGAGAAGACGCTCAATGCGTTCTGGATGCGATGCTGGCCGTCCGGCCTTCTCCGCTGTTTGCAAGAGCCAGCACGCTGTATAGCGTGCAGGAGCACATGTGGATTGCCGCGCAGCCCCAGCAGGCCGCCGCTCCGGCGTGGATGCTGCCAGGGGAAGTTGCGCAGCGCATCGGCAATGAGCACCGTGTCAGCGCCGCCGTCATTCAGGACATCTCACATGCCCTGCACAAGATGGCCACGCAGCCCCAGCAGGCAGCGGCACCGAAAGGCGAATGATGCCCATCAAACCAGAGAACCGCGCGCTGTACCCGAAGGACTGGCCGGCGATCCGCGCTGAGCGGCTGAAGTTCGCCGGCCACCGCTGCGAGCACGAAGGCTGCGGCGCGCGCAACTACTCGGTGGGCTGGTGGTTCAAAGACGCCGGCATCTGGCAGTGGCGCCCGGCATGGGGCCAGAACGACAACCCGCGCACCTTCAGCGAGGCCAAGCAGGCGGCGGCCGAACTGCACTGGAACCGCAGCGAGGAAGGCCCGCCGCCAACCGTGATCGTGCTGACCATCGCGCACTTGAATCACGATCCGACCGATTGCAGCCCGGACAACCTGCGGGCCCTGTGCCAGCGCCACCATCTGGCGCACGACCACGATCACCACCGAGCCAACTCCCAGGCGACGCGCCGGGCCAAAGCGCGCACGCTGGAGATGTTCTGACCATGAGCCAAGCCCTCACCCCATTCCTGTCCGACGCCGAAATCTCCGACGTCTGCGCCCCGCTGCAGATGCCCAGCGCGCAGTGCCGCTACCTCGAAGGCCTGGGCCTGCTGGTCAAGCGCAAGCCCAACGGCAAGCCGCTCCTGGCCCGCAGCGAGATCGAGCGCGTGCTCGGCGCTGACCGGTTCGGCCGCGCGGCACAGAATGACCCCAACACCGGCCCCAACGTCGTCGGCCTGCAGCAGTGGTCGCGCGGGAGGAAGCATGGGACGCAAACGCAAGGGCGATGATCCGCTGGGCCTGGCCGGCACGCGCCTGGCGTACCGGCACGGCTCGTTCTACTACCGGCACCGCGACGGCCGGTGGGAGAAGGTCGGCACCGACATCAAGGCCGCCAAGGAGCGTTCTGCGCTGTACCAGGACCCGCAGGGCATCTACGGGACGGTGGCCTACTGGCTGGACATGTTCATCGTGGACTGCGAGGCCCGCGTCAAGGCCAAGGACATGAGCCAGCGCACAGTGGACGACTACCGCGAGAACATCGAGCCGCTCAAGGTCTTCTTCGGCCGCATGCTGCCCGAGCACATCAAGCCCAGCGACGTGCAGACCTACCTCGAGGTGGGCAAGCGCCAGGGCCGGGCCGTACGGGCCAACCGCGAGCGCGCCTGCCTGTCGTCGTGCCTGAGCTGGCTGATCCGCAACCCGGACAAGACCACGATGGTGGTGAACCCCTGCATGCGCGCCAGCGGCGTCAAGCGCAACACCGAGAAGAAGCGCGACCGCTACGTCACGCACGCCGAGTACCGGGCCGTGTACGCCGCGGCGCCCAAGCAGGTGAAGCTCATGATGGAGCTGGTCTATCGCACGCTCCAGCGCCCCGAGGTGGACGTGCTGGCCTGGACGATGGCCAACATCGTGCGCAAGGGTGAGGTGCGGGTGCTGCGCAACAAGCAGAGCAAGACCGGGAAGATCGTCGACATCGGCCTGATGCCCGTGCTGTACACGCTGATCAACGCGGCCATGGGCGAGGTGCCGGTGCTGCACCAGCGCCTGGTGCACACGCGCGACGGCGAGCCCTACAGCTACGACGGCCTGTCGGCCATGCTCAAGCGGGCGCAGGACAAGGTGCGCAAGACCGTGCCGGCGCTGGCCAAGATGCCGAGCTTCGGGTTCCGGGACCTCAAGGGCAAGGGCGCCACTGACATGTGGCTCTCGGGCGTGCCGATCGAGGAGATCCAGCTGCTGTGCGGCCACGACGACAGCCACACCACCGAGATCTATGTGAAGCAGCGCTGGCGCGAGACGGCGGCGCCGAACAAGGTCGACCTGGCCGGGTGAACAAGGGCCGGCCGGGCTGCCCTCGAAGCTCGGCATTCACGAGGAACCCAGATGGAAACGATGATTCAACCGAAGGTCACAGGCTACCGGCAACTGAGCGAGCCGGAGGTGGCGCTGATGAACGAAGGCAAGGCCCTGGCCGAGCAGTGCGGCGCATGGATCGCCAAACTGCGCGAGCATCCGGACGTTCCGCTCGACCAGCGCTGGGTCAGCATCGGCGCCACCGACCTGCAGCGCGGCTTCATGGCCGTCATTCGCGGCATCGCTCAGCCCACGACGTTCTGACCGTGGACAACGCCCCGGACTTCGAGGCGCTGCGCGCTCGCCGCAATGAGTCGATGATGCAGCACGCGCAGAAGCTGGCCGACGAGTTGGGCGTTCCACTCCAGTCGCTGCGCAGCACGTTCAACCCGGCCGCCTGCTACTGCGCGTGCGGGGCCGGCGGCCCATGCGAGCACAAGTGGGATGGAGATGGCTGGGTGTCGGAGGACGGCCGCGGGTGGAGTGTCACCTGCTCACGCTGCGGTTGCACAGCCATGAGCCACGACATGCGCGTTGCCCCATGAGCCGAAAGCCCAAGCCGACGGCCGAACAACCAGTGGAGTGGCCGCGGGCCGATCCCGCGGCGCTCGCATTCTTCGACCCCAGCACCAAGACCTGCACGATGAACTGCGGGCCGCACAGAGACGACCCACGAACCACAGCCGAGCGCATGTTCCTGTGCGACGACTGCATCCAAGGAGAGCAACACCATGCCAACACCCGGACAGATGACCCCCGCCGACCACGCCAGCCACAGCCTGCGCGCCCGGCTTGCCAGTGCCCAGCAGATGACGACGAGCCCATCGACAGGCCTTGAGGCCGAGATCTCCGCGCTGCGGCACGAGATTGCGGAGCTGCGCCGCGAGCTGGCGCCGGTCCCTTCGATGATCCTCACCGGGCGCGAGGTGCTGGAGCAATTCAAGGCCCTGCAGCGGCTGTCTGCAGTGGCCTGATCCACGTCGCATATCCAGTGGTTCCGGCGATTTGACGTCTCAGAATCTTCAACCGTTGCGCGCACTTAGCGAGCCACTCTCCGACTCGCCGGACGGCACTTTATGAGAAGTTCTCAGGCCAGAAAGTGAGGATTGGCGCGGCCTGCAGCCCGTTCAATGGCTTGGCCTGTTAATCCGTAGGTCCCTGGTTCGAGCCCAGGTCGGGGAGCCAAAATTCAGTAAGTAAATCAACGGCTTGCAGCGATGCAGGCCGTTGTTGTTTCTGGCTCTCGAATGCGAATATGAGACGCCTTATGAGACGTGTCTCATATCCAGTGGTCACCTTCCGCCCGGCCAGCGGTCGATCACGATCGCCGCGACCACGATCAGCAGCACGACGCCGACGGCATACCAGGCCGCGCCGAGCAGCGCCGAAAGCGGGCTCACACACCACCCCAGTCCGGGCGTGGCCACTCTGGGATTGGTACGGTCTGCCCGGCCAGTGCGTGGGTGCAGTCGCCAAGCATCTGCATCTGGCCGTCGACCACGAAGGAATGGCAGCGTCCAGACAGGCCCGGTGGATCGTCTGGCTCGGGCTTCCAGTTCGGGTCGGCGTAGCTCCCCCAGGTCACCAACACGCTGGGCGTGAAGGTGGGCGCCTCGGGGTTGCCGTTGTAGCCCCAGCGCGGGCCAGGGCCTTCGCCGACCGCCACCTGGTGCGGGCCTTGGCAGCCTGGGCACCACCAGCTCAGCAGCCGACCGCCATCGCCGCTGCGCAGGATCTTCGACAGCGCGCTCATTCTCGGTAGGCGCAGGTACTGCCCTCGACGCGCCACTCCGCCGTGCCGTTCGGCCGTGGCGTGCACCGCATGACCAGCATGCCGCGGGTTGGCCCCCACTCGGCTCGGATCAGCGCGACGCGGCCAGCTTTGGTCCGCGGCAACATCATCGTGGTGCTGGTTGAAAACCCAGGCGGAATGGAGCTGCACTGCAGGCCGTCGACCTCCCACACCTCGTAGGTGTCGCGAGCTGCGCAGTACAGCTCAGGCGCCGGCTCGGGCATCGTCGGGTCTCCGCCGTCAGGCACCCAGGGCTGGCACTGGCGCCAGACCCCGGTGGCATCGACCCACATGCGGGGTGCAGCACCGGTCCACAGGTTGCCATCGGCGCGCGTCCCGGTGGCATAGGCGCCGCACTTCGACGGCCCGGCCGCATGCGCCACCATCGGCGCTGCGACCAGGAACGCCAGGAATAGGACCGCAATTGCGGCCAGGAATAGCTTGATGGCGCGCATGGTGATCAAGTCCCGTAGCTCTTGACCCGGCCAACCAGATTCGCGCGGCTCGTGGCCGGCGTCACCTTGGCCACGAACGCGCCCGTGATGGCGTTGTATCGCTCGCCAGTGGGCAGTTCGTAGATTGCCGGGCTCGTCATCGTCTTGTTGAACATGATCGTGTCCCTCGGCAGGGTCGGATGGGGAATTTCACGCACGACGTACAGGTAGTTTTGGGCACCCATGAGGGCCTCCTTGCAGATGCCGCGTCACGCGGCGGTGGATGCCCTGGCCACACCAGAGCACGAAGAGATTGGTGTTGCCGCCCGTGCGCCCGCGGCGCATGACATGCTCAAGCTCGGCGCCGAGCGAGCCCATCAGGGCAATACAGCGGGTGTTGTCGTCGGCCACCGAGAACGTCACGCGCTCGACGCCCAAGCGGTTGAACAGCACATCGAGCACGGTGATCAGGAAAGCCTTGGAGGCGCGATCTACAGCGAGGTGGCACCACACGTTGGATCCGGAGTAGTCGTACAGCAGCAGACCCGCCCGCAGTTGCCCATCGACCGAGAGCCCAACTGCCGCGTCAGCCTGCGTGGCCGCACCGCCGAAGCGATTGGCGACCCAGGCGGCGATGCGGCGGGTGTCGTACGTGATCATGATTTCGCGGACACGCCCTTGACCTTCTCGAACGTGCGCTGCGTCGAGATGCCCAGAATCCCGGTCAGCAGCACCAGCAGGGCATTGGTGTCCAGCATCGGCGGAGGCGAGACGGTCATCGGCACCCACTTGAGCGCCTGCATCCAGGCCCACCCCCAGGTCAGCAGCGGGTACAGCACGAACTGATAGGCCAGCGCCACCACACCCATCCAGCCGATGGCCGGGCGCCAGCCGGCGACGAACACCGAGGCGCTCTTGGCTTCCTCTTTGTTGATCTCCTGCTGGCCCTTGATGAGGTCGGCGTCGACACGCGCAGCATCCAGTCCGACCTTCATCGACTCGATGTCGTTCTTCGCGCGCTCGTCGTCGCTAGTGAACAGGTCGTCGGCCACCTTGCCGACAGCGCCGATGATGTCGCCCACGGGGTTGAGCGTCATGCCGCACCCCGCAGCGCACGGTCGAGCCAGCCGAGCAGGAACTTGGCTTGCGTGCGGTCGCGCATCACGATGTCTCGGTATCGCGCGAGCTTGGCCAGGGTGTACTGCGAGACAAACACCTCGGGCGCCGTGGCGTTGATGGCCTCAAGCGTGACGGGTCCGATGGCGCCGTCCGGCGTGGTGCCCACGACGAGCTGCGCCAGCTTGGCCGCCGTCTTGGCGCCGGCATTGACCGCGAAGTCGAACAGGCATGTGGCCACGCGCTGGCTCGTGATCTGGTCCGCCTGCAGCGGATCCCAAAAGGCGCCGCGGTAAAGGTCGCGCACGATCTGCGCATCCGGCGTGCGGCCGGCGTCGAGTGAGGCCCAGCCGCGCCAGTCGGGGAAACTCTTGCGGGTGATGCCGGCGTACGTCTGGCCCCCGCGATCGCCGGGCACGGTGGTGAGCTTGTACCCGCCCTCGTTGAGGATGACGCGCTCGAACGCCGGGAGGAAGTCGGCCATCACTTGTCCTGTTTTCTGTCGAGCTTGCGGTCGATCTTCTCGAGCATCTCGTGGATGGGAGCCAGGGCAGCGGTCAGCCTGTCCCATGGCACGTAGTTCTTGGCCAGGTCAACCTCGAGCTCGCCAAAGTCCTTGCGCAGCGTTTGTACGGCGTCCCAAAGCTGGCGCATGAGCCAGCCGCCGACCCCACAAACGAGGCCGAGCACGAGTTGAATGATCTGGTTGGCGTCGAGATTCATGCGGCCATGTCCTGGGGTCGTTGGTCTCGAAACTCGGGCGGCAGCTGCAGGCGCGCCTGCTCCTTGATGTAGGCGTGGCGGCAGTGCTCGGCGATCTGCCACCGGAACAGCAGGTCGATGACGGGCATCAGCACCCTGCCCCACGGCTTGCCGTCGCGGTGCATGCGGTAGGCGCGGCTGGACATGGTCTCGTCGGCATAGGCGCCGGCCTGCAGCGGGGTGATCAGCACGTTGAGCAGCTGGTCGACCGCGATGAAGAGCTGGTAGGCCCAGGCCTTGGCGTTTGCCCAGCGGGCCTGCGCGAATGCGCTCAGTGTGGTCATGGGGCACCTCCACGTTCGTCGAAGCCGAGGGCCACGGCGTTGTGGCCGAAGAATGCGGACTCGAGCGGCGACAACTGCCGCAGCAGCGCCAGGCAGCCGTGCTGCTGGGTGTCGGCGCGGTCGAAGATGTTGCCGAGGTAGAACACCTCGGCGGTAGTTCCGTGGGTGCGCTGGATTTCCTGCAGCAGGCTGCCCTCGGCGCGCGACAGGGCGCGGTACTCGATGCCGGGGTGGCGCAGGCGCGGCCGGGCGGTGACCCAGTCGGCGCCGCTCTCGGTGCGCTCGACGCTGCTGAAGTCGGGCAGCCAGTCGTTGGTGCGGCGGGTGACGCCGATGGCGGGCGCAAAGATGGGGCCGATGAAGGGGCGGCCGATGCGCACGCGGTCGGACGTGCTGATGGCGATGGTGGTGTAGCGCGCGGTGGTGGGCTGCGGGGTGACGACGACGATGGGGAAGTGGGCGCCGTCGCGGTCATCGTCGAGCGGGGCGAATGGCCAGCAGGCGACGGGGGCGCCGGCATACACGTCGCTGCCTCCGCTGGTGGTGCCGCGGCTGATGGTGATGGTGGCCGCTGGGTCGGTGATGTTGTGGGCGACGATGGCGAAGCACTGGGCGGCCTTGGCCGAGCCGTGGTCGATGATGAACTGCGTGTCGGCCGGGCTGGCGGTGCTGCTCTTGGCGTAGGCGGCCAGCTCACGCAGCTGCAGCTGGGTGAGCGGGTGCGCGGCGTCCCACGAGCCGCCCGACAGGGTGCTGGAGTCGACGAGGTTGCCGTAGGCGAATGCGTCCATGGGGGTCAGGTGTAGGTGTAGGTGAGCAGCGCGTCGAAACCGCCGTTTCCGCTGCCGCTGAGGCCGACGAATCCACCGCCTCCGCCGAGGGCCAGACTGGACAGTCCGCGACCGTTGAGCAGCACCGTGCCGGTGCCAATGAGGCTTGAAAGCAGGCTGTTTAGGCTGATGTCGACCACCACCGTCCCGGACATGTCAGCAAACGCATGCGGAGAGTTGCCTGAGTCGATGGAGAAGATAGGGGTTGTCAGCGTGACGTTGGCAACAGGGTTGAGGCTCGACAGGTACGTGTTGATCGCACTGATGTTTGAGGCGACGCGCAGGTTGCGCGAAAAGACGGCAAGAATGTCCCATGGGCCAGGGTCACCGGACAGCGTGGCAAGCACCGAGGTCGACTGCGATCTCATCGTGAGCCGCAGGGTTGCATCAACAAGGGTTCCCAGCGCTGGGTTGAATTGGTTAAGGCTTCCCGTTTGGTTGAAATCGCCCGATGGGTTGCCGTTTGTGAATCCGGTCGTCACCGTGCCACCACTGGCTGCCGGCGGAGCGATGAAGGCCACGTAGGTCATGCCTGATACCCGATCAGCGTGACGGACAGGCCCTTGGCGGTGCCGTTGCCCACCTGGTCGATGTCCACCGTGACCTTGGCGCCTTTGGCCAGCAGCGGGTCACTGATCACGGCCGGCGTGGTGGAGGTGATGCTGGTGGCCTCGGTGTTGTCGATGGTGAGCTTGGTGGACAGCACCGAGGCGCCGGCCTCGTTGATGTCGACCGTGAAGATGGCGCCGGATGCCTGCGGCGTGGTGAGCGCGGCCTGCACTTCGACCAGGTGCATGTCGTAGGGCACGAAGAAGCTGCGCTTGGTGGTGCCGGTGGTGAGCGCGGTGGTCTCGTCGCTGCAGGCGATGACGAAGCTCTCGTTCTGCAGCGCCGCGGCGGCGGTGCCGGTGGCGCCGCTGCCGCCGCCGTTGCCGCCGGCGCCGATGGCGTCGTCGACGGCGCGGATCTCGATGTCGCCGTCGTCCGGCGAGTCGGACCGATGGCTGAGCAGGCCGAAGCGGATGACGCGCTGCTTGAGCAGCAGATCCACCGACCACACCAGCGCATTGCGACCGGCCTGGCAGCCGTAGCGCGGTGACACCAGGCTGACGGTGTCCAGCAGGTCGAGCGCCATGGTGTCGATGTCCAGCGACGCCTCGATGGATGCGCCGAAGGGGTGCGAGCCGTACACGCTCAGGTAGCGCAGGGCCCAGGCCTGCATGTCGGCCCGGGTGGGGAACTGGTTGCCGACGATCTGCACCTCATCGCGCTCGGCGCTGGGGTCGAGGTCGTAGACGGACTGCGCCGTGGCCTCGAAGTTCACCAGCCACGGGTCGCGCGAGAGCGCGTCGCGCACGGCGTCGTCCACGATGCCGGCCAGGGCCGACTTGTGCGTCTCGCCCGCCTGCACCTGCACTTGCCAGACGCGCTTTTCCAGCCCGGCGATGGGGGCCACGGTCAGGCGCCTGGCGTTCAGGCCGTCGGTGAAGGTGTAGCGCGGCGACTGCGCCCACGACGGCTGGATGCGGCGGCAGTAGAACTGGTCGAGCCGGTTGAAGCCCACCGAGGCCACCTCGAAGGCGGCGATGTCGGTGAGCACGTCCTTGTAGGTCTGGTTTTCGATGACGCGGTTTCCGGCGTCGAACAGCTCGCTGCCGGCGGGCAGCGTGCCGGCCGTGACGTCGGTGAGGCCTGCGCGGCGCACCAGGTCGACAATGTTCCAGCGGCGCAGCGTCTCGGTGGGGCTGGAGTAGCCGCCGGTGGTGAGCTGGCGCGCCGCGAACCGGATGGTGGAGCCCAGCTGCGTGTACACCGCGCCGTGCGGCTGGGCGTGGAATGCAAACTGCCCCGGGTAGGTGCCGCCGACGATGCCGCCATACAGCAGCTCGCTGCCGCCGTCGAAGATGCGGATGCTGCCGCCGATGATCGGGTTGGCGCCGTTGAACCAGAGGTTGTCCAGCTCGTCCACGAGGATGGGCTCGACATAGCCGGGCGTGCCCAGCACCAGGAACTTGCGGCGCGAGCCGGCCACGCCGGTGCCGCCCAGGTCGACGCCGTTTTGCATGAGTGGCACGGGCGGCACGAAGGTGCTGGTGACGACCTGGCGCTCGAGCAGGCGCTCGCGGCCGCGCAGTTCCAGGCGCATGGCCTCGGCGGGGAACTGCGGTGCGCCATCGATGTAGGCGATGTAGATGGTGCGCCACTCTTCGGGATAGGCGCCGCCGCGCGGGCCAAGGCGGCAGGTGACCTTGCCGCCGTCGCACACGTGCTCGGTCCATCCGTCGAAGTCGCCCGCGCCGTTGTTCAGCTCGATTCCGCCCCAGGTGGGCGAGACGAGGCCGGCGGAGCGGCCGCCGGAGACCGTGCGCTTGACGGAGCCGGCGTCGTTGATGAGCTCGCGGAAGGTGGTGGCCGGCGGGGTGTCGCCGTCGGCGGTGATCATGGCGCGGGTGGCCAGGTGGGCGACCACCGGATCGCCGTAGCGGTCGCGCACCTCGATCGTAAGCGTGATGTCGTGCTCGGTGCTGCGGCGCGGCTCGATCTCGTCGCCGGGGATGCCGGGCGGCCGGCGCGCGGGCAGCCACCGGGCACGCACCTTCGGGAAGAAGGGCTTGCGCGGCGGCAGCTTGGCGCGGGGCCGGCGGGCCGGTTGCATGATGGTGCGTTACGCCAGCTCGCGCACGTAGAGCGTGCCGCTGCAGGTGATGGCGTCGGCCGGCGCGCTTTGGCGCACCACCAGCGTGGTGTTGGCCGCCGTGGCGGTGGGCCGGGCCTCCTCGGGCCACCACTGGGTGTAGCCGGCGCGCACGTTCCATGCGCCAGCGTGCAGCACGACGCCGGTGCCAGCGGACGCGATGGTGGTGTTGTTGGCCTCGGCGCTGAAGCCGGCGGCGGTATCCAGCGGCGACAGCGGCGCGGGCGTGGGCGTGGAGCCGCCGCTGCCGCTGGTGGTGTGGCCGCGCACGATGGTGAGCTGCAGCTGCTCGTCCTGTGCGTCGCCGCTGTCGGACGTTTGCCCGAGCTCGATGCCGACGATCTCGATGGGGCGGTTGGCAGCCGGCGTGAGCTCGAAGAGGTCCTGCGCCGCGGAGACGGCGACGGCGGAGAAGGCAATGGAGTAGATGCGACCGCGCATGGTGGGGTGTCCTTGGTGTTGTCTGGGGTGGTGGGGTTACGGGGGCACGCCGCCGACCTGCAGCTCGCCCTTGATCTGGTCGAGCACGTCGCGCACGGCGCCGAGGCCGCCGCGCAGCTCGAGGTAGCCGGCGCGGTCGAGCGAGAGCTGGGCGTCCTGCCGCGCGACGACGGACGCGAGCTGATCGGTCTGCGCCGCCACCCTGGCCAGGTAGCTGGAGATGATGGCGAGCTGGGCGGTCTGGTTGCCCAGCTCGGTGGAGGTGGCGGTGGTTGTGCCGGCGGTGCTGGCGGGGGCCGAATCGGCCACCAGCGACGACAGGGCCGGGGCGGAGGTGTCAGGCGTGCCGGCCGGCGCCTTGGCGCCGATGGTGGCTGCGGCGTTGCCGCCCAGCGCGGTGTCGATGGACAGCAGCGCCTTGAGCATGTCGGCGCTGTTGTCGGCCACGTCGGTGAGCGCGTCGAACTGCTGCTGCAGCAGCGACAGCTGCGAGTTGGTCTTGATATCGCCGCCGAAGGCGTTGAGCTCGCGGGTGACGCGATCGTAGATGCTGGCGAAGGCCGGGCCGCTGGCGTAGGCGCTGGCGGCCTCGTCGAGGTAGGCGCGGGCGTTGGCGATGAGGTTGACCTGCGCCGACTGGTCGCCGGCCTGGGCCTGGCGCAGCGTGGACTGGTACAGGCTCTCGGCGCTGCCCACCTGGGCGCGGCGGCTGAGCGGCGACAGGTCGCTGAACGACAGCGTGCCGGTGAACTGCCCGATGTCGGCCGACAGGCCCTGCAGGCGCTGGGCGGCCGAGATCTGCTCCTGCAGCGACTGCTTGGTGGTCTGCGCGGCCTTGTCGCGCAGGGCCGACTCTTCGCTGATGCGGGCGATGATGGTCTGCTGCAGCTGCTGGGCCACGGCCACCGGATCGTCGGCCGTGGACAGGCGGCCGAAGAGCGTGCTCTCGGTGGCCTTGAGCGAGGCGATGCGGTCGGCGGGCGTCAGCGTCTTGAGGCGGGCCTGCTCGATGGCGTCGGCCAGGGTGCCTGTGCGGTAGGCGGCCACGGCGCGCGAGGTGCCGTACAGCACGTCCTGCAGGTCCTTCCAGGCGCCGTAGGCGTCGAGGATGGCCTGCTTGCCGTCCACGCCCACGGCGGACCACAGCGCCATGAGGTCGTCCTTGGTGGACGAGAGGATGCCGGGCACGGTGGCGTCGATGCCGCCGGCCTGCAGGGCCTGCTGGATGCGGGCGGCCTTGTAGACAGCCAGGTCGGAGCCCTTGAGAAAGTCGCCCGCGATGCTGTCGACACCACTGTTGACGGACGCAGCCTTGGCCGCAAAGGCGGCGGCGTCGGCGGCGTCGTAGATGGACTGGCGCATGGACGCGAGCGCGGGGTCGAGCTGGCGCAGTGCGTCGATCTCGCGCTGGCGCTCCAGCGCCACGGCGGCCTGCTCGCGGCCCTGGGCGCGCAGCAGCTCGATCTGCAGGTCGGCGCGCTTGTCAGAGACCTGCGCCGCCAGCTCGTCGGCCTTGCGCTGGGCCTCGTCGGCGGCGGTGGCGATGGAATCGAACGCACCCGACACGCCCAGCAGCGCGGCAATGGCGCGCTGGCCGGATTCGGTGGTGCTGTCCTGGCTTTCGACAAGGGCGCGGAAGGCCTCGCGCGAGGCGGGCATGGACAGGCCCAGCTTGCCCAGTGCGTCGGCCACCTGGGTGCTGACGTTGGTGACGCGCTCGGCGTCGCTGTAGAAGGCGTTGTAGTAGGTGGCGAAGTTGGTGCTGAGAGCGTCCAGGCCGCCGCTGAACTTGCCGAGCGAGAACACCGCGTCGGACGACAGTGCGCCGATCTGGCCCAGGAAGCCGGGCAGCGGCTTGAGCGCGTCGGTGAACTGGCCGATGGCGGCCTGCGTCTCGGTGATGGCCTGCACCGACTGCATGAGCTTGTCGGCGCCGGCCGATGCGTCGAGCGCCGAGAGCTGGTCGCTGGCCCACTTGGGCAGGTCGATGGACAGCAGAGCCACCTTGACCGCGTCGGCGGACTGGGCCGAGAAGGCCTCGAAGGCCTTGGTGGGGTCGGCGCTGAGGGTGGACTTGTCGGTCTGCGCGAAGCCGATGACGGTGTCGATGCCGTCCTTGGTGACCTGGAAGAGCGCCTCGGCGGCGTCGCGACCATCGGCCTCGAACACGGCGCGCAGGCCGTAGGCAGCGTCCTTGCCGAACGCCTTCACGCCATCGTTGAGAGTGCTGGTGAGCTGGGTGACCAGCAGGCTGACGGCCTGCTGTGTTTCGGCCTGTTGGGTTCCGCCCTGCTGTGCGGTGATGTCGGTGAGCACGCCGGCTGCCGACGACTGCACGTAGCCGCCCATGTGCGGCGTGCCGGCGCCGCCCTGGAAGAGCTTGTCGACCGCGCTGCCGATGACCTTGCCGATCATGCCGCCGATGGGCCCGGCGACGTAGGTGCCCAGCGCCTGGCCTGCGGCCGTGCCCCAGTTGCCGGCCTTGGCCGACATGAAGGCGTCGGCGTAGCTGGCAAACGAGCCGGCCGACTTCGCGAAGCTGCCCAGCATCTCGCCGGTGGGCGTGAGCGACTGGCTGAAGGCGCTGACGTTGTTGCCGGTGGTGGCCGCCGTGGACAGGCCCAGCGACTGGCCGATGCTGGACATGGCCAGGTTGTTGTACGGCACGGCCAGCGAGCCGGTGGACAGGAAGTTGCTGAAGATGCCCGACAGCGAACCCGAGCCTCCCGCCGTGCCCGGCGCCGCGCCACCATTGAAGCCGCTGGTGAGCGCGCCGGTGATGGCGCTGGTGATGGGCGCGAAGGCGGCCTGCACCACGGGGCGAATGATTTGCGACTCGATCAGGCGCTTGGCGCTGGCGAAGTTGCCGGTGAGCGCGTCGTACAGCGCGTCGCCGGCCTGCTCGTAGGCGCTTTGCCAGACCTTGAGCGACTCGTCGGCAGCGCGCTTGTTGGCCGCGATCTCGTCCTTGCCGTGGATGAGGCCGACGAGCTGCAGGCGCGCATCGATCTCGCGCTGGATGGCGGCCACGGCGTCCTCGTTGCCCATGGAGGCGATCTGCTTCTCGCGCAGGCGCTCGACGGACACGACGGCGATGGCCTCGGCCAGCGAGATGTTGCCGGCCGCGGCGATGTCGGCCGCGCGGGCCTCGTCGATCATGGTCTGCACCTGGGCGCCGGCAGCGTCGGCCGAGCGGTTGAGCTCGGCGATCATGCGGGCGTGGATCTTGGCGCCTTCGGCAGCGGCCTGGGCGGCCTCTTTCTGAGCCTTGGCCAGCTCCTCGGCGTTGTGCGCAGCGATGAGCGAGGCGACGGCCATCTGGCGCATCTCTTCGCTGTTGATGCTGTACGCCGGCGACTCGAGGTACTTGACCAGTGCGGCTTGCGCCTTCGACAGGCCCAGCGTTGACGACTCGGCATCGGCCTGCAGCTTGACCGCGCCTTCGATCGTGCTGGCCCACACCTTGGCGGCATCGCGCTCGGCGCGGAAGGCGTCGGCCGTGTCCTTGTGGGCCTTGGCAGTTTCCTTGTACTTGTCGTTGATGAAGGCGATGCGCTTGGCGAGTTCGGGGTCGTCGGCATTGCGGCCTGCGGCGTAGGCCTCCTGGCGTACCTTGGCCAGCTCGCGCTCTTTCTGCGCCTGCTTGTCGAGGAACTTTGAGCCGTCGTCGATCCACTTGATGGCGGCCTTTTGCTGGTCGGCATAGGCGGCGGCAGCGCTGGCACGCTCTTGCTCTTTGAAAGCGGCCTTGTTCAGCACCTCGAGCTGCGCATACAGCGTGCTCAGCTCGGCGTCGTAGGTGCTTTTTCTCTTGCCGCCGCGATCGATGGTGCGGGACGCCTGGCGCTGCGCGATCTGGGCGCGCAGGTCGCCGATCTGGTCTTGCGTGGTGGGCGTGCGGCCGATCTTCTTCAGCTCTTCGCCATAGCCGGCCACGGCGCGGGTGAGCGTGCCCCAGGCGCGCTCCAGCGTACCCAAGTTGGCGGTGGTGGTGTTGGCGCGGGCCTCGAGCTCGCGCATGGTGATCTCGACGGCGGCGTTCTTGTTGCCGGCCTCTTCCAGCGCCTTGATGTTGGCGTACTGCGCCGCGGTGAGAAAGTTGTACTGCTCGTTGAGCTTGCGGGCGCCTTCGGCCACGTTGTCGGTGAGGCCGACGAAGCGCTTGGCCACGTCGCCCACTGCGTCGCCGGTGGCGCGGGCCAGGGCGGCGGCGGCGCCTGCGGTGGCCTCCAGCGCCGTGCCCGAGAGCTTGCCGGTGCTGATGAGGGTTTGCAGCGCCTCGCGTGCCGTGCCGACGCCGGCCAGGGTGCGCTTGCCGATGGAATCGGCCAGGCTGTTGAAGCGGCCTTCGGTGATGCCGGCGGCGTTGCCGGTGAGGGCGAGCGAGTTGGCGAACTCTTTGCTCTGCGCGGCGCCGGCGGCGTAGGCCAGGCCGATGGTGCCGATGACGGCGGCGGCCGATCCGATGGCCACCACCGCGGGCGTGATGAGCGCGGTGACGGCCGACACGGCATTGCCGAAGCCGCCAAAGACGGCCGAGAGCTGGCTGCCCTGCTGGATGAAGGCGGTGACCGGCGACTGGCCGGCCTGCACCTGCACGAAGAAGTCCTGCAGCTGGGCGCCGAGCTGGGCGTTCTGGTACTGCGCGCGGCCGGAGGACTGGCCGAGCTTGTCCATGCCGGCCGCCGTGGCCTGCAGGCCGGCCTGCACTTGCTGCACGCCGTCGAGCGATATCCTGGCCTTGATTTCGGTGGTCATGCGGCGTCAGGCCCCGGGCAGGTGGGTGGCGTTGGCGCGGCGCTCGGCAGCCAGTGCGAGGGTCTTGCGGATCCAGGCGCGCTCCATGGTGCACACGTCTTCGAACACGTCTTCGCGCGTGTCGCGCGGCAGGCGGCGGAATGCGGGCGCGGCGCGCACGCCGGTGTAGTCCAGGCCGGTGGGCTGGCTTTCGCACCAGCGGAACTGGGTTTCGACGGCGCGGAAGAGGCGCAGCGCGGGCAGGTGCTCGGGCCACAGCTCGAAGGTGGCCGCGGGCTGGGCTGCCTGCTGCTGGGCCTGCATGGCAGCGATGCGGTCCCACGCGCCCTGCATGGACGCGGGGCGGCGGTCGGGCTTGGCGGGCGGCGCGTCGTCGAGCTGGGCGCTGGACTGGGTGACGGGCTGGTCGGTGGCCTGGTCTGCTGGCGGTGGTGCTGGTGGAGCATCATCGGCGTCCCCGTTGAATGCGCCGGCCGCCAGCAGCTCGGCCAGCCGTGTCAGTTTCCCAGCTTGGCCTTGGCGCCGGTGGCGTCGAGATAGGCGGCGAGCACCAGGCCGGGCAGGTTGGGCACCAGGTCGTACAGCGCGGCCAGCGCGTCGGCGCCGGCAGCGATGGGCTGGCCGGTGTCGATGTCGACCAGGGGAGAGTCGCCCTTCCAGGCGGCCATGCGAACGGCGGCCGGACCGGACAGGAACTCGCCCACCGTGGTGCCGTCGCCCTGCTGGGGCTGCTTGGCGCGGGCGGCCTCCATGGCCATGCCGAACTCGCGTTGCTGGTCGCCATCGGCCAGGGTGAAGACGCAGTCGAACTTGACGGCGTTGCTGATGGCCAGGCGGTAGCGGGTGGGCACGGCGGTGGGGGCTGCGGCGGTGGGTGTCGTCATGGGCGGCGGATCAGGTGAACGAGGTGAACAGGCCGTCCATCGAGATGGAGACCTTGCGCTTGAGCACGTTCTCGAACATGGGCAGTTCGCTGGCCGACACGGTGCCGTAGCAGTAGGCGTAGGCGGCGCCAGGCAGGATGAACTTGACGGCGCGCTTCTCGAGCTTGCGCGACGAGGCCAGCATGGACACCTGGGCGGCGTTGGCCGGGTCGAAGCCGAGCGTGAACTCCAGCGACGCGGCATTGAAGCCGGTGGGCAGCTTGATGCCGTTGCGCTTGTCGAAGGGGTTGATCTCTTCGAACTTGGCGTCGCCGCCGCTGCTGGAGACGCCCAGCACCTGGCCGATCTCGATCCAGCCCGAGATGGCCTTCAGGGTGCCGGTGTCGGAGCCCTGGGGGTACATGTCGGTGTCGGACGAGTCGTAGCCCGGCAGCTCCACCGAGTTGGTGGCGACGTTGGCCACCCGGAACACGGAGTTGTTGAAGTCTTCCCAGCCCACGGTGGCCAGCACCTCGGCGTCGTTGGCATAGCCGTGCGCCGTGGCGGTGAGCACCGGCGGGGCCGCGTTGGTGATGTTGCTGACGTCCTTGGCGCTGCCAAGGCCCGAGCTGACGTAGAAACGCGAGCCGACGAGGGTGTAGTAGGACATGGATGTGCTCCTGTGGGGTCAGGTGAGCGGAGTCAGCGACGACCCCGTGATGTGCGTGATGGGCAGGACGAGCGTGGCGAGGCCCACGGTGGATTCGGCCTCGTCGATTTGCCAGTGGATCTCGGGGTCGCCCGACCAGTCCCACGCTCCGCCGGCGGGCGGGGCGGCGTGGATGCGGGCGTAGGCGGCCTGCAGCACGGGGTCCACGGCGGCGTGGGCGTCGCTGTCGGCGGCGGCGCGGGCGCCGACTTCGATGGCGATGGCGGTGTGCCAGGTGGTGGCCGCGCCGTCCACCGACAGGCGGGTGCCGTTGGAGCGCACCAGGCGCACGCTGGCGACGGTGTCGGCCGTGAGCTGCGCGGGGATGGTGCGGCCGCGCTGGATGCGCGCAGCCACCGGGGGCGACTCGCGCAGCGTGGCCATGATGGCGTCGGTGATCTGCAGCTGGGCGGACGAGGTCATGCGGCGAGCCTCAGCGACAGGTCGACCCAGCCCATGCCGTCGGGCTCGGCGGTCTGGACGGTGTAGGCCGGGCCGCCCACGATCTGGACGGTGCTGTCGGCGTCGACCGCGCCGGCATCGGCCACGGTGAGGCCGATGCTGGGGCGCTGCACGCCCATGGCGTCCATGGCGACGGCGTAGCCGTTGTCGTAGACGCACGGCACCGACACGGTGGCACCGTCGATCAGCACGGCCGCATTGCACACACGCGACATGGACGCGTTGAGGCGTTGCATGGAGGCTGCGAAGGTCATGGCCGGTGCGGTCGCTGGTCAGGGGCTGATCAGGCGGCGGGTCAGGTGCCGGCCAGCGTGTTGACGCCGATGCGCATCTTGACGGTGGACGACGGGTTGGCAGCCGCCTCCACCGCGATGCCGACGGCGCGCTGGCTGGTGGTGGTCTTGTTTACGACCGAGTTGGTGGAGTCCCAGTACAGGACGTCGCCCACCGCGATGGCCAGCGCGCTGGTCTTGGCGATGGTGACGATGCCGCTGGTGACGAAGGCACTGGCCGTGCCGTTGACACCGGGCACGGCGGCCACGCCGAACAGCGCGGTGCCGAACAGGCGGCCGACGCCGGCGGCGACGGTGGCGCCCGGGTCGAGGTCGAGGACTTCGCCCTCTTGTACGAAATTGATCATGCTAGTCTGCTCCTGTGGTGCGGTTGCGCGGTGGGCCGATCAGGCGCCGGCGGACTTGTAGAGGCCGCGGTAGTCGATGACCTTGGCCGCGAAGTCCTCGCGGCACTTGAAGGTGATGCCGTCGACCTCGAAACCGACCTCGCTCTCGATGACCGGGCCCTCGGCGCCGTCGAGGTAGCAGTATTCGACGGTGTCGATCTGCGCGTTGTTGGCGGCCAGATACCAGGCGGTGGCGCTGTTGGCGTCGAGGATGGGCTCGACGATGGGCTCGAGCGAGGTGCGGCCGCCCTGGCGGAATTCGTTGATCTCGGCCTTGGTGGCCGGCACGTACTGGCTGCTGGTGAGCTGGTACGCGGTTTGCTCGAGCGCGGCGGGCACGATGAGCGTGGACGGCGCGAGGTTGAGCTCTTCGCTGGCCAGGCCCTTTTGCAGGCGCATGGCGGTGCGGCCTGCCGTGAGCGAGCTGAACTGCAGCGCCGAGCCGCCGCCGCTGCCCAGGTTGGCGTGCGTGCTGTGGAACAGAGCCACGCTGTCCGACAGGTTGGCGTTGGCCGTGAGCTGGGCGTAGACCAGGCGGTTTTCGAGCCGGGCGGCGCTGGCGCCGAAGGCGGCCACCAGGCGGTCGAAGGCGCGCAGATCGTCGTTGACGATGGACTGGCGGGTGAGCGACACCATGCGGCCGTAGGTCAGCAGGCTGTAGGTCTCGGCGCCGTCCTTGAGCGCGCCGTACTTGAACTCGCCGTGCTCGTTGACCTGCAGCAGGTCGGGCATGGCCGACAGCTGCACGACGGACATGCTCTTGAAGTCGGGCGCGTTGGGCGCGCGGCGGGCCCAGCGGGTGTAGGTACCGGGGTTCTGCTCGTAGCCGCTGCGCAGGCGCTTGGACGCGACGTTGGCCATGATGGAGCTGAAGTCGCTGACGGCGTGCATGCCGCCGCTGCGCAGGGTGAGCATGCGGGTGGCCAGCGCCATCTTGTCCAGGCCACGGGTGGACTGGCCGGCGGATTCGAGCATGTCGCGGCCGATCTCCAGCAGCGTCATGCCGCGGTAGCGGCGGCCGTTGTCGGTGAGCTTGGCGCCAGCATCGACGCGGGCGAACAGGGCCTCCTGCATGCCGTCCATGCGGGTCTGCGTTTCGTCGCGCACGGTCTCGACGCGGACGTTGGTGTGGCCGCCGGCGGTGGCGTCGCGGCGGGCCAGCTCGTCGAGAACCTGGGCGCGGGCCTGGTCGAGCGTGGTGCCGGTGCGGATGAAGTTGGTGGCCAGGTGGCCGAGCTGGTGGCGGTTGCACAGCTCGGTGATGTCGGCGGCGCGCTGCGTGGCGTCGGCAACGGCGCGCTGGGATGCGTCAGCAGCAGCGGTGCCCGGAGCGCCCGCGGCGGCGGTGGTGTCGACGGTGGTCGCGGCGCCTGCCGCAGTGGTGGCTTGGGGCATCGATTGCTCCTGTGGGGATGTGGTGGACTGGGGGACGGACCGAACGAACTGGCAGGGGTGGCCGTGCGTGGGCTGCGAGCGGGTGTGCTCGACGGCTTCGGACCGGGGGTGGGCGTTGGGATCGGCGCCAACGGCGCAGAAGGTGAGCTCGGCCGGGGTCCAGCGGACGGCACGGTACAGCGGCAGGTTGACGCCGTCGGTGCGGTCTTGGGCGCGGGTGATCTCGTACTTCTGCACGCTGTAGCCGAAACTCATGGCGCGGATGATCCCGGCCTTGATGTCGCCCACCGTGCCGGCCTTGGCCGGGTCGGTGCTGAGGGCGATGCGGGCCAGGCCCTGGCCGTCGGCAATGCGCCCTTCGATGGCGATGCCGAGGATGGCGCTGACGCCGCTGTAGGTGTCGTGCGAGTCGATGACCTGCACGGTGCCGGCCTCGAAGCGGGTCATGTCGACGGCTTCGGGGGTGACCGCGAGCTCTTCTTCGTAGACCTGGTCGTTGTACCAGTCGTAGGCGCGGCGGCGGGCGCCGGTGGTCCAGATGACCTCGAGGGAGTTGTCCGACTCGCGGTAGGTGGAGGGCACCAGCGTTGCGCCGCGCGTCTGCACGGGCATGTCGTGCATTGTTTCGTCCTGGGGGGCTGCGGCGGCCTGTGCAATCTGGGGCATGGGTGGCAATGGTCCTCGGGTGCTGTCTCAGGCGCTACGGGAGGGTGAGACGATTTGCGGGCGGCGTTGATTGGGGCGCGATCAGCCTGCGAAGGAGGCCGGCCAGGTGATCGACTTGAGGTCGAACGCGGGGTTTGCCTTGGCAGCAGCAATCGCCGCCTCGGCCACGGCGAAGTGGGCCGCGTCCTGCGCAGCTGCTGCGCCGAATACCTGCTGGGCGAGCGTCGGGGTCATGGAGACGAGCGTGCCGCCCATGGTCTTCCACTTCAGCCCGACAGGGATGCTGGCGCCCATGATGACGAGGCCGATCTGCTGAGTGCGGCTGGTCAGGTCAGAGTGGAACCAATCGCTCCCGACCTTGTAGCCGCTGGTCTGGATGCGCCGGTCGCGCTCGTTCTTGATGGCCTGGATGGTGTCGGGGGCATAGCTTGCCCCACCCATCCGCACACGCAGATCCGGCCCGGTGTAGCGGTGCGCGGCCAGGTCGACCAGCAGTTGCGCCGCCTCGGCCTTGCCGAAGGCATCGTCGTCGATGCCGATGAACGCATAGGCACCGTCGAGCAGCACGCCGTCGAGCGTGGCCTGGCCGATGTGCGAGTACATGATGCCGTTGGCGGGTCGCGCGCCGCCCTCGCCTGTGACAAGGACGCCGTTCTGGAGCAGCAGGGTGACGAGTGCCGCATCGGTGGCAGCCTGGACGGTGATGTCGATTTGCATGGTCGTGTCCGGTTAGGTCGTCAGCGCCTGGAGTTGCGCGTTGGTCAGCGCGGTGGGGTAGTAGCGCAGGCGGGCGATGGGAGCGTTCCATATCCCAGAGCCAATAGCATCCGCCCCAATTAGTAGAGCCACACACGCAGGCGCTGTGAATGTTGCGTCCGAGACGATTGACCCACCGTTGACGCACAGGCGCGCATCGTTGCTCGCGTATGCCAGAGCCACCTTGCCGGTCAATGCTCCGACAGACCCACTATCGGCCACAATCTGAGATGCTGACGATGTGTAGACTTCGGTTCCGAACTTCCGGCTAGTGTTCCTGCGCAAGTCCATAAAGTTCGCATAGCTTGACGAAATTCGCGCAGTTACGATGGACCTGTTTATCGCGGGAAGATCGTACTCGGTAGATGCCTCTGCAACAAACGTCCCCTGCGTCGCGTTGAACCACGACGAGAAATTCATGCCCGTCATCGTCGCGCTGTCGGCGGCGCGGGTGACGGTGGCGGTGGTCGTGGGGATGTAACTGGTGGCGAAGGCACCGGCTTCGAGTTGGGCGCCCCATGCGTAGACGTACTCTCCTGCGGTCTCGCTGTTTCCAGGGTAGAACGCATACGCCTCGATATCGTTGCCAGAGGTGATGCCTGATGTGGCCGTCATCACTAAGCGCCACACGCCGCCGCCCACGTCGGTCATGCTGACGCCAGATGATCCCGTTGTGTAGGCGATGGCTCCGGTCGTGTAGTTGACCGTAAAATTCAGCAGGATCGTTGCGGTCGTAGCGTTGCGCATGACGAACGCATTGCCATCGGTCGCGCCGGACCCCTGCTTGACGTATACAGAGAACGTGGCAGCCGTCGAGGCCACAGTGGCGTTCTGCCGGATCAGGGTTGCCGCCGCTGCGGTCGCCTGAATCTTGTTCAGGTTTGACGACCCATCCGGGGCGCCTGCGACCTTCGTGATCGTGACGTTCGTGCCAGACCAAGCTGCGTTATCGAACGCCTCGCTCCACAGCAGCAGATTCGTCCGCTGCTCCTCGATCAGCAGGCCCAGCGCAGCGTGCGTCACCGGGTCGTAAGTGAAGCGCGGATTGCCAGAGGTGATGACCTCAAGCGTGCCCGCCGCGTTCGTGAGCGTGGCGAGGCTGCCCCGGCTGAACGTGACGCGGGGGTCGAGGACGCCCGAGACCGCCATCGCGGCGAAGTTCAGATCGAGCGCAGGGTAAGGCCCGCGAGCCGCTCCGAGGTAGGGCAGGCCGAGGCCCAGGCCGAGCGCCATCGGCATGTCAGTACGTCCGGATGATGCCGGTGGCGGTGGTACCGGCGGCCCAGACCTTGGTGCACATCACTGGCAGCGGGACGAAGGCAGGCCAGCCGGAGAACACGACCGGGCTGCCGCCGCCGGCGGGCTGCACCTTGATGTCGCCGCCGACCAGGGCGACGATGGCGGACGCGTTGAAGGTGGTGCTGTCGGACGTGGTGACGGTCTCGGCGCGGTCCGGAAAGGACGGGGTGTTGGGTTGCTGGAACATCGTGGGTCCTTGTGGTCGGTGGCGCCTGGGGCTATTTGCTGGGGACGGCGCTTGTGGCCGGGGCCGGGTCGGGTGCCTGGTTGCCGGTGGCCTTCTTGCCTTGCATGGCGAGCAACACGTCGAGCACGCCCAGCTCGCGCAGCTTGTCGAAGTCGGACTTGAGCTCGGCGAAGACGACGTCGGGCTTGTAGCCGCGGCGGCGCAGGCTTTCGCTGATGGTGAGCAGGCCGCCGCCGATGAGGGTGAGCTCGGAGTCGGCGTCTTGCTGGGGGTTGACGTAGTCCCACTTGGGCATGCTGTGGTCGCATGCGTAGTCGGGGCGCGGGATCTTGCCGGCGAGCACGGCGGCGTCGATGAAGGCGCGCCAGATGGGCAGGCACAGGCGGGGCACCAGGCAGAGCCACTGCAGGGCCTCGATCTCGCGGCGGAAGTCGATGAGGCGGACGCGGGCGCTGCTGAAGTTGACGTCGCGCATGTCGCCGGTGAGCATCTCGTAGGTGACACCCATGCCGACGGCGATGAGGTGGAGCTGCTGCTTGACGTAGTCGACGTAGCCGGCGGCGGGCTGCGGGGCGATGGTGGTGATGTTGACGCCTGGCGGCACGCCGACGATGCCGCCGCTGGGGAGCTGGCCGAGGTCGCCCGTGCGTGCCGCGGCGTCCGGGTCGGCCGCCGTGTTGTAGGCCACCGGGTTGGCCATGGACGACACGTCGCCGCTGACCAGCACGCCGAGGCGGGACTCGAGGTTCTTGCGGGCGAGCTCGGCGTCCTCGTAGAGCTGCAGGTCGCGCACGCGGGGGATGACCGAGGCCAGGCGGGTGATGCCGCGGCCGGCGCCCGGCCGATCGGGCGAGAAGAGGTGGATGATGCTGCTGGCGGGGATACGCGTGCTTTGGGTGCGCATGGCCGAGCGCAGGGTGCCGACCTGCTCGCCGGGGTGGCGATCCCACAGCCAGTAGGCGGCGGGGGCGCCGAAGATGTCGTACTCGATGCCGTTGATGATGGTGTTGTTGCCGACGGCGCCGGTCATGCGGGCTGTATCGATCCAGTCGATCTCGATGAGCTGGAGCTGCAGCGGCACTGGGTAGCCGTCGCTGGCGTAGCGCGGGCGCAGGCGGATGAGGACTTCGCCGTCCTGCTCCATGGCGCGGTCGGCGGCGGCCTGCATGCCGTAGAGGTCGAGCCGGCCGTCGGCGTCGCAGACCTGGGACCATTCGGCGTACAGCGCGTTGATGGTGTCGGCGTGGCGCTTGGACGTGGAGTAGGTGACGATGCCGGTGCCGACGGTGTTGGAGACCAGGGCCCCGAGGGCGGCGCGGATGTAGGGGACGTTCTGCACCAGCGCGCGGGCCTTGTTGCGCAGGGTGGCGGCGTCGGCCTGGTGGTCGGTGTTGGCGCTGGCTCCGGAGCGGCGGGGCTTCCACGGGTCGCGGGGGCTGGCGGCGTCGTAGGCGCGCTGCAGGCGGATGCGATCGAAGTGGCGCGAGAGGCCGGCGCGGGGGCTGATCCAGCCGATGAGGCGGTCGAGCGTGGTGACCTGGGGGTCGGGTTGCATGCGGGGCATGGCCATGCTGGGTCAGTCCCGCTGGGTGGTAAAGGTGAAGCGGTAAGGGCCGGTGCGGGCGGTGGTCTTGGTGGCCGAGAGCTCGCCCTTGACGTGCTCGTAGGCGGCGCGCAGCTCGGCTACCGAGCGAAAGCGCACGCGGCGGCCTTGGTATTCGACTTCGAGCTCGGAGCCGATGATTGCCGCGTTGAGGCTGTCGAGGTCGGCTTGTGTATACGCCATGGCCAGCGAGCATGGCCGATGGGGAGTGTCACGCGCTACGGGACGGTGAGACGATTAGTCCCGTTCAGACAGACCAGGCTGCTTTAGGCAACGGTAGACGGTGGCGCGGCTGATGTTGAGGATGCGGGCGATCTGGGTAGCGTTACGGCCGTCGAACATTCGGCGCACTTTTTCCGCGACTTCCTCTTTGCGGTCCGCTGGGCTGCCATCAAACATCCTTACGTATGTATCAATGCCACCGAAATCCCTTCGCACAGCGGCCTTGGCCAACCGGATGTTGGTGCTATCCGCCTCATTTGGAATGAGTTCCAGGAAGCGGGCCAAGATGATGTCGACGAGGTCGGGGTCGGAGAAGAGTTCGCTGAGCACGTGGCGGGTGGCAGCGGGCTTGGGCGCCGGCTGGGACTCGGTGGGGGTGGGCTGGTCGATGGTGAGCTGGTCCATGGCGGCGGGTTGGGCGGGGGTCTTGGGCATGGGTGGGGTCACCATTGGCGGCCGGTGGGCCGGGCGGCCTGGGCGGCGGCCGCGGGGCGCAGCGGGAGGTGCTGCGCGGCGTGCGGCCTGGCGGGCGGCGCGGGGTGGTCGGCGAGCTGCGGGGTGATGATCTGGGGCGCGGCCTGGGGATCGGTGGAGAACAGGTCGCGGGGGGGCTGGACGGCCTGCTCGATGCGTACCCACTCACGGTCTGATTTGGCGTGCAGGCCGAGCATGTAGGCACCGTGCAGCGCGTAGTTACGGCAGTCGAGCACCTCGTTGCGCGGGCGGCGCTTGACCCAACGGTAGCTTTCGCCGGTCGCGGTGCGCGCGAGGATCCGCTGCTCGGCGGTGAGCTGCTCGTACCACTCTCGCGGCAATTGGTCGCTGAAGTGCACGTAGCCAGGTCCCGGTGCGGCGATGCCGAGCTGGCCGTGCAGCAGGTCCTTGGCGGTGTCCACGCCGACCAACCAGAGCTTTGCGCCGTTGGGCCACTTCTGGCCCCGCCAGGTCACGTCTTGGCTGGAGGCCACACCCTTGATCGGCTTGCCCTCCTCGCTGGCGCCCTTGACGGCGAAGACGCGCAGTCGGCCCTGCTGCTGGCGCACGAAGTTGTAAACCGCCTGCGTGTGGTGGCCAGAGTCCATGCTGATGGCGTCGATGCCGAGCGAGCCACCATGCCAGGCCTGCGGGTAACGGCGATGCAGGTACTGCTCGACCGCGATCCAGTCGCGCTCATCCGAAGGGTTGCCCTCGATGACGTGGTGGTCAACGGGCCACGACTCCATGCCACGGCCCCAGGCCCAGACGCCGATCTCCCAGCGGTTGCCCTGCAGGTCGACGCCGGCTGTGAGCACCAGGCCGCCCACCGGCACCACGCGCAGCGGGATCGGCTCGGCACGAGCCTGCAGGGCGTGCTCCTCGGTGCGATCTCCGACGACCTCCCATGTCTCGCCGAGGGTCTCGTTGACAAAGCCTTGCATGGGGCCGACGTTGCCGGTCGACAGCGCGGCATGCGCCTGCTCGAACTCGCGCACGATGTCGGGCCAGGTGCGCTGCGGGCTGTACCCCGCCCAAATCTGGAAGGCGACGTGTCGTGGCGGACGGATCGGCGCACCAGAGGCGTCGCGCCAGGTGCGGTCCTGGCCGTAGCGGATCCCCGTCTTGATGCAGACCCAGGCGCCCAGCCAGGCTCGAAGGTAGTCGCCCTGCCGGATCTCGCCGCCGCAGTGCGGGCAGACGTGGCGCACGGTGTCGGGCTGGCCGCGCGTCCACTTCATGCCGCTGGCGGCGTCCTTGCCGCCCCATGACAGCGGGTGCTCGGCCTCGCAGTGCGGGCATCTGATGTGGTACCGCATATCCGCGTCGGCATTCAGGCGAGACCGCTCGACGTGACACAAGCCCTTGATGCGCGGCGTGCTGCCCCCCACGAACTTCGGGTACGGCGCGCCCTCCAGCCGGCCCTTGGCCAGCGTGCCTGGGTCGGAGGACTTCTCGATCTGCTGGTCAAAGCCAGACCACTCGTCGAGCATCGCCACCGCCACCGTGATGCGGCGGTAGGCGCGCGCCGCCTTACCGCCAAGGAAGTGCGCCACCGAGTCGCGGAAGCTCTTGAAGTTGATCGTGTCCTTGTGGATGCCGACCTTGGCCTTGCGCCTGGCGCTGCGCACCGCGGCCACGCCGTCGAGGACCGGGTCGATCTCGCTCTTGACGAACGAGTCGCGGTCGTCGTCGGTGGGCTGCCAGACGGCTTGCTTGCGGCGCCGGTGCGCGATGTTGTAAGCCACGAACGCCGCCACCGTCTTCGTGTAGCCCACGCGCTTGGACTTCTGCACGTCGACGTGCTCGATGTCGTCGTTGCTGAAAGCGTCCATCCAGCCGATCTGGAAAGGCCAGGACTCCCAGGCACCTTTCTGGTGGCTGGATTCGCCGGCCAGCTTGAAGTTTTCGGCCGCCCAGTCGCTCAGGCGCTGCGGCGGATCTGCGCGCATGGCGGCCAGCCCGACCACAACCGCGGCCAGCACGGCAATGCGCGCCTCCTTGGCGATGCGCTGGCCGGGCTTGAGGGTCATTCGGGCACCACCTCGGCGCCGAGCGTCTGGTCGGCCTCTTCGGCCTCGTCGGCGTCGTCGTCGAATTGCTCGAGGTGTGCCTCGACCAGCGAAGCCGTGGCGCGGATCCACTCGTTTCGCGCCGACGCGATGACCTGGTGCACTGCGACGCGGGCGGCCTCGGGCAGATCGGGGCAGACCTTGCGCAGCGTGCCGTCGAGCTGGTCGAAGCGATCGACGACGCCGGCCGAGGCGGCGCCCAGCACATCGGACAGCAGGCCGATCGGCGCAAACTCGCCGCGCGCCACGGCGTTCTTCATCTCCTGCGCCTCGCGCTGCGAGCGGGCGAGCGCGGCGCGCTCTTGCACCAGGTCGAGGCCCTCTCCATCCGCCGACATGCGCCCGGCTGCCTGCTCGCGCAAGCGGCGGATGTAGGCGACACGAACCTGCGACATGCCCGCCTCTTTGTGGTCCATGCCTAGCTGCGTCAATACCTCCCGCACATTGCGGTCGCTCATGTCCAGATGTGTCGCGATTTCCTCTTGCGTGGGCGCGCGTTCGCGACGGTCCGGCTCCTGGTGCAGATGCTCGATGTAGTCCCGGATCAGATGGGCCGGAACATACTTCCCAGGCCCGGCGCGGCGAACCACCCCGGCCCCGGCGAGCCTGGACAGCTGGTCCGGGGTCAACCGCAGCAACGACGCAGCGGCGTCAGGCGCGGTGGCAATCATCTCATTCAACTCCTTGTCGCCGAAGCCGAGCAGTTGCATGTCAACCTCGCCGCCGGAGAGCAGGTCCTTCAGCTCCAGGCGCGGCAGCTCGTCGTCCCACTCCGCGCTCAGCGCGACCCGGTTGTCGGCGATCGCGAAGGCGCGCTTCTTGGCGTCGGACCAGCCCTGTACGCGCTTGCAGGGCACGACGTCCAGTCCGGCCGCGATCGAC